TCTTCCTGATGCACGCACTTCCTTCACTCACGATTGAATCTCTGCAAGAGATCCTTTCAACGGATGCCAAACCGGCTTCCGATGAGTGGGGGATGTACGGGTATCTGGACGAGCGAGCCTTCAAGGGCTACCTGGCTAATCTTAATCCAATGAATTGGATCAAGGCACTGGAAACAGTGCCTAAGGGTGTGGATCGCTGGTTAAGCAAAGGCGTAGTGATACGCTTTTGGTTGGCCATTGCGAAGCACCATAAGATAAAGGTGTGGTTCCTATTAATAGGAACTCCTCTAGGATGGTGGTTGATGTCGAGGACAATCAACCAGCTCTTAGATCTCGTTGGGATGACGTGGTCAGCCTTCCGAGATACTATGAGTGTGCCCGGGACCTACTCAGTACTTTGGAACTTCGTATTTTGGCGTCGCCGAATACGAGACCGAGTACTGGAGAGTTACCGTGGTAATTCCTTGGAATACTTCACGGCACTAGCGAGAGCTAGAGGTAAGGGGATGTTTGACCTTTCCTTTTCTGGAGATGCTCTCCGGAAAGAGGTTAAGGAACGACGGAACCTTGCCTGGGCTGGCAAAGCCCTACGTGGTTTTAAGCCGACTCTGCCGGAGGCGGAGCCGGGGGAGGACCTCGAGGGACGCTAGTACCGACCTATGTGAGAGGGGGTTCTTTACCGAGGTGAGTCACAATGGACCCATCCTTTGTAATGAAGGACTCCGTTTTCCCGTTGCTTCAGTGAAGCAGGGGACTAGAGTACTATGAAATCCCTGCTCATGCAGGTGGTACTGTCCTTTCGATCCCTCCTCGGAGGATTGGTCGTACGGGCCGAGCCGTAAGGTTCGTGGCGGAGTCTCAGATGGGTCTGTATGTGGCTGGGTGTAAGTCGTTAGTCGTGCCGACTATGAGACGAAACTCCAGATAACTGATATACGTAGTAACCAGCTATAGGGAATCAGAAGTCTGACAGCTGAACACGACCCTCAAAACGTCTTGCGACGCGGGTTAGCAACCCGGCTTGAGCGGGGCCCATGCCTAAGCTTGAGTAGACGTTACAACGTCG